GCTCGACACCACCCCCCGCATGGGACATCACGACCAGCCTCGGCGCGGTATGCCATGCACATCACAGCCAACCTCTGTGCCGGCCTTCTCTTCTTTTTGTTTCGCGCTGTCGTGACACAGTTTGCAAAGACTTTGCAGGTTTGCAGGTGCCAGCCTTAGCGCTGGGTTCTGTCTGACTGGAATAATGTGGTCGACAACTTTGGCAGGACTGCCGCAGTAAGCGCATGTGGGGTGATGCTTTAGCTGGCGACCCCTGAGCCGCCACCAGTCGGCATCGTAGATCTTGTTCTTGCGCTTGTTCCTGTCCAAACCCGTGCTTTCCTCCTAAAAAAGAACGCGGGCTGGAGGAGCACCGCGTCAAAGTTCCGCCGGGGAGTGTGGAAGTTCACATAGTAGTATCGCTCAAGATTATTCATAAAGCAAGGCCGCGGGGGTTTGGCGCGGAAAATCAAGATTTAGAATTTGCCGCGTCGAGACGCGCAAACGCGGGTCGGCCCTATTGTTTTGGAACTATATTCCAGTAAGCCGCGGTCGTCGTCCCTCTGACCAGGGGTTTTCCCTGTAGTATTCTTCTTATTACTCTTATCTTATTGTTTTTAAAGGTTTTCAACAGAAGGGGGTATAGTACCCCGGTACCGCGGCAATACTTCTCGGCAACAATAGGCTCGACCCGCGTTTGCGCGCTTCCGCGCGGCCTGATTTTGTTCCGGGATATATTTTTACCACTTCTCGACCCGCGCCAAATTCCGTTTCCGCGCCAAATACGCGCCGCGGCTATTTTCTTCAGCGATAACAATCAGTTGCTGTTGTTAGTAAAAACTATTTGCTCTGCCCCAAAAAAGAGCGATACTTGGGCCCAGAACTCAGAGAATTAGAGCAAAGAATTGATGCAGCCTCGCGTTTTTGTCCCTCACATGCCAACCAGATTAGACGCGGCTACCGGCACTCACGTGCCCGTGGTCAACGTCAATCAGGCTTCCCGCTTCGGTAAGTTGTTCACTCTGTCTCAAGGCGCTCAGTGGCCACAGAACGCGCAAGCGCTGAAAGAAGCGATGCGGACGTTCCGTCCTGACGATTACATCCTTTGCATTGGTGACGTCGCGGCACTCTCTATTGCCATATGTTATGCTAGCAAACAGGTTCCTGTTGTCAGCCTTTTAAAGTGGGATCGCCAAGAGCACAAATATTACGAGCAGGAGGTGTGTTTATGAATGACCGTTTACAGGCGCTGGTGGACCATGCACTAGCGCTAACACAAGAGCGCACGCGGCTCGAAGCCGAGCTAGCCGATACCAAGCAGCGGCTCAACACCGTGCAGCTTGAAGATCTTCCGGAATTGCTACGTGAGCTTGGCATCACAGAGGCCAAGCTGCCAGACGGCACTAAGATAACGCTGAAAGAGGACGTCAAAGCCGCGCTCACTGAGAAGACGCGCGCGGCAGGCGTCGCTTGGCTTGAAGAGCATGGCTTTTCTAGCCTAGTCAAATACAAGGTAGCATTGGAGTGTTCCGACCACGAGGAAGCCGCGCGCCAAGCGACCCTCTTAGGACTCAAAGAGTCTGAGGCTGTGGTCAAAACCGTACACCCGCAAACGTTGCGGGCATTCGTTCGTGAACAGCTGGCAGCTGGGACGAGCATACCTCTGGACGCCTTCAACGTCCACCCTTATGAGAAAGCAGAAATCAGGAGCAAGAAATGAGCACCAGAACTACGAAAGCCAAAACCAAAGCGATGACCGCCGCACAAGAGAAGGCTGTGGCCGCCATGATGGCAGAAGATGTCGGCGCCGGCACAGAGGATTTTGATTCCGATTCCGTAGCGATCCCTTTTCTGCGCATCCTGCAGAAAGGCTCTCCGCAGTGCGATGAAGCTGCCAGCGGATTCCTCGAAGACGCACGACCTGGCATGTTCTACAACAGCGTAACCAACGAACTTTTCGACGGCAAAGAAGGTGTTGTCCTCTTGCCGTGTGGCTTCCAGCGCCGATTCCTGCGGTTTGCGCCGCGCGGCGACGGTTCGCTGTCTGGTGTTTATACGCCTGAGGAGGTGGTCAGTCTGCGGGAGTCGGGTTCTGCTGTGGAGCACGAAGGTCGCTTGTACATTCCAGAGGCTGGTGGAGGACAGATCAACGTCAAGCGCGATGACAGGCTAGTCGACAGTCGCTCACACTTTTGCTTGCTGCTGTCGGGTGACAGCGCTGAAAAGGTCGTGTTTTCGCTGGCCAGCACCCAAATAAAGAAGTCCAAGCAGCTCAATGCCATGCTGTCTAAGGTACGGATCGCTGGTGCACCGCCACCAACGTGGATGAACCGCGTTAAAGCGACGACGGTTCCGGAGCAAAATGACGAGGGGTCCTGGCACGGCGTGAAGTTTGAGCTGGACGGATTCATCGAAGATCAGGCTCTGTACGCAGAGGGCAAGGCGTTCCACGACTCCGTTTCTTCAGGCGCGGCTTCTTACGCGTCGGAACCTGAGGCAGAAGAGACCGCCGAAGAGCAGTTCTGATGTCAGTTCAGGCCTTCTTTGAGGCAATGAAGGCTATGACCCCGGCTGATGCGCGCATAATGGCGTGTCAGTTCAGGGGTGATCCAGGCGACGACATAAAAGGAAAGTGGCGAGCGCGCGTCGTCAACGACCTGAGCACCGTTGACGAGCAAGCCAACGTCTATTTCTGCGTCTCTGCGATGAAGAAGAATGCACGCGGCGAGTTCCGCCGGCGCAAGGAAAATTTCTCTGCCGGTCTGCTGTTGATGATCGACGATCTGGGCGATGGCCCCGCGGCCAAGTTCCCAATGAGCACGATCGACGCCTTGCCGCCCACTGCGCTGATAGAGACCTCAAAGGACAATTTCCAAGCTGTTTATTTCTTCGATGAGCCGATCGTCGAGCTGCGATTGTTCCAGCGGCTCATCACAGCGTTCATTGAACGGAAATTTCTGGGCGCAGATCCGGGCATGGCGGGTGTGAATCGCGTGTTTCGACCACCCATCGGCGTTAACGGAAAACCCAAACATGATGGTTGGCGTGTACGCTTGGCTGAGTGGGCGCCTAACCATCGCTATTCGCCGGAAACCATAGCCGAGGCCTTCGGTCTGGTTCTTGCGCCGCCAGGACGTCCCATCCCAAGAGGCGCCACGCGCTCTGTTGAGCAAGCGCAGCGCGAATTTAAGTTGATAAAAGAGGCGCTGCGAGATGCCGGGATGCTCAAAGGTGAGGAGCACGACCTGGGCGGCTGGCTGGACGTCCAATGTCCATGGACCAACGAACATACCAATGCGCTGGACAACGGCGCGGCAATCTGCTACCCCAACGAAGAAAATGGCTTGACGGGCGGATTCAAATGTCATCATGGCTCGTGCAAAGGCCGCGGCTGGCGTGCGATGACAGATTGGCTCGCTGATGAAGTCACAGCGCTGTTGCGGGTGGTGAACGACAATGCACCAGAGGATATAAATGAGCTCTTCAGACGATGAGTATTTCAGAGAGCTCGCCAATAGGCGAGGAGAAGGTGACGGCAACAAACCGTTTGTTCGCAGGACACGCGACCTCGAAGATTTTCGCTATGACGAGACGCAGGAGAAGTTCTGGGATGTAACTACGGGCGTTTTGCTCGGTGCAAAGTCTGTTGACGGCGCAGTGCCAGAGGCGCGATGGCCCTTGGCTGTTGATCGTCGTTCTGGGGATCTTCGACCGCGCAGGCCTTCGCTGGTGCTGCCTTCCGTCGATACAGGCCTTACCGTTGAAGGATCGACTTGGTGGCCTGGTTTACCGCAGTTTGTTCAAAACGTCGTGGTCACCGAGCGCGGCGTGCAGCGGTTGGACGGCGCGGTTTGCTACAACCGTTATCAGCCGCCAGTTTTGGATCTTTCTGGTGCCACAGACCCCGATCCTTGGATAGAGCACGTCAGGCGGCTCTACCCTGTTGAAGAAGAGCACGAGCTGTTGTTCGACTTCGCTGCGCATGCCTTGCAGCGTCCTGATGAGAAAGTCAATTGGGCCATAGTGTTGGCCGGAGACCAAGGCATAGGCAAAGACACCTTGCTGGATCCGCTGCGTTTCGGCGTTGGTGCCTGGAACGCGGCTGAGATAAGTCCGGACATCATCACCCAGGCCTACAATGGCTACTTGCTGTCAGTGCTGTTAGTGATCAACGAGGTCCGACCGCACGACGAAGACCACAAAGCGGCGAACTTCTACAACATGCTCAAACCGCTCCTAGCCTCACCGCCAGAGATGCTGCCGCTTGAGCTCAAGTATCAAAACCGCTCCTACGTGCGCAACCTGTGTCACGTCATTCTCACAACTAATGAAATGCTCGGTATGTATGTGCCGGAAGACGATCGCCGAATGTTCATCCTGTCATCTGCCAACACGGCAGAAGCGATCGGCGGCAAGCATTATTTCGACCAGCTGTACAATCAGCTTAATTCTGGCGGTCGAGAAGCCGCGGTTCAGTGGCTGCTGGATCGCGATCTAAAAGACTTCAGACCAAAAGAGCCACCACCAGAGACCGCGGCCAAGGCGCGCGTCATCGCTTCCAACACCCATGTGCGGCGAACGTTGGTGGACGACGTTTTGGAGATGTACATCGAACGATTCGAAACCAGGCCCGAAGTCATTTTCCATCGTGACTTGGTCGCTTATGTCGCTGAGTCAGAGTTGTTCGACGATCAGCAAAGCGCTACCAAGCAACTCAATGCCCGCAATTTTCACTTCAAGATGGCCGCGCACGGCTATGAACTAGTCAAGAACCCGGCAAGCCGAGAATGGCGCCGCGGTCAGTTCAGAACCCGCTCGGCGTTTGTGCGGCGCGAGCTGCCAGAAACGGTTCGTGTGCATCGCGTTACAGCAGCGTTAGAGGCCAGAACGAAATTAAATTGATTTATTTTGCAAAATGCCCTTGCTTTTTCTTTCAACCTGAGCGATAATAGTAGTATGGGGAGGACGAACCGAACCTGAGCGATAATAGTAGTATGGGGAGGACGAACCGACCCGATCCGAGAACTGGAGACCGACATGACCAACATGGTTCAGATTCAAATTTCCGACATCGATTTCGACCACTACGGCGAGACCGAAATCACAGCGTATCTACGCGGCGGACACCCTTTAACAAGGAACGGCACGATCGCTGGCTGCCCAATGGGTCGCGGCATGACGCCCGAAAGCGCGATGGCCGATTTACAGCGCCGGATTCAATCCGAAAACAACGTTCGCATCGGCTGGGTCGACGCATAACAATCCGAGAACTGGAGAGACAAAATGACCAACATGGCTTACTGCCGTTTCGAAAACACACTGTCCGACTTCCGCGACTGCATTTTTGCACTGCAGGGCCTAGACGAAGGTGAAGAACCGGCGCTGTCGCGCACCGAAGCCCAAGCCGCGGCCAAGCTGTTTACTCTGGCTGCCAAGCTGAGCGCCACCCTGAGCGCATTCTGTGAGAAGGAGGTTGAGGACCTCGACGAGACTGACGCGGCCAGTTGGATCGCTTACCTGAATGAAACCGCCAGCCTTAGCGCTGACGGCGAAATCTGAACAACTCACCCCTGGAGAACTCAAATGATTGCAGAACTGACCAAAGAAACCATCCAACAACAAGCGCCGGCTGTGTATGGCAACCAGCACGCGATGAGCAAAGCTATGAGCAAAGCTTATTCGCAGGTCAACACTGGCGAGCTTATTGATCGCCTCTCTGAGCACGGGTTAGTTCCTGTGCGGGTCTCACAAGACAATCCGCGCAAGCGCAACCCGCTGACTGTTGCTCACAAGGTGCACTTGCAACCAGTTGACTTGCTGAAGCGCGAAGAGGGGACGCCAGAGCTGATCATCGTCAACAGCCACAACGGCCGCACGCGGCTCAAGATCTTCGCGGGGATCTTCCGGTTGATCTGCACCAACGGCATGGTGGCCGGCACCAGTGTGCTTCCGCCGGTCATGGCGCGCCATTACAAAGACGCAGTAGGCGCGGCGCTCGACCAGGCGATGGAAGCTGCGGAGCACCTAACCCGTCTTGGTGCCGTCGTGGACGACTGGAGCGCGGTAGAGCTGTCTGAAGCGCGACAGCAGACGTTTGCGCAGCAGGCAGCAGAACTGCGGTGGGGCAAAGGCGCCGATCAGCGGTTCAAGCCAGGACAATTGCTTGAGGCTCGTCGATCGACCGACGCAGGCGATGACCTCTGGCACGTGTTCAACCGCGTGCAGGAGAACACCACAAAAGGCCAGCTGCTCGGTGCCTCGGCCAACGGCCGCGCGATACGCACACGCGGCTTAACCCAGATCGAGCAGGACATCAAGTACAACGCTCAGCTTTGGGAACTCGCCGAGAAGGTTGCCGCCTGAACCGTTCACGCGCCAAGGACGGCGCACAACCAGGAGAACCGCCATGAATGAGTTGACCGCAGCTGAGCAGTGGTTTGTGTGGAGCCTGTTTTTTATTGGGTTCCTGTGCGTGCTAGGGATCGCGGCGGCGCTGGAAGGCGTCATCAGTCGGTTGTTAGCGCGGCGCCACGAACGCTACACCCGAACCGCGGCTGGCGGTTACCAGCCAGTGGTCCCTATGTCGGTGCGGAAAGTCAAGCCGCCTCGGGCTGACTGAAATTTATTTTCATAAATTCCTTGCTTTTTCTTTCAACATGAGCGATAATAAGATTATGGGAAGGACGAACCGACCCGATCCGAGAACTGGAGAGACGACATGATCACAATCAAATCAAAAACCGACCTGAACAAAGCCACGATGGCTGAACTGTTGGCCTACTACAACCACCACGCCGACGCGCCCATCAAACGCTTCAGCGACCGCAAGGCAGCCATGCGGCGCGTCGCCAAGCTGATTGAAGAGACGCTCGGCAAGAAGCTGCTCGACGGCAAGCCGCAACAAGCCGCCAAGAACGTCGCTGCAGCGTTAGCAAAGAGGCCAATGACGCCGCCGGCTCAGCGCGCCGAGCACAAGACGCGGTCAGCAGCGATCGGCGACACCTGGAAAGATCCCGTCGTGCGCGAGCTGCGCAGCGCTCGCCACAAGGTTGAAGTGGACGGTGAGGTGTACGGTTCGGTTCGCAAGGCGTTCGTCGAACTTGGCTTGCCGCTTGAGAAGCACATCAAGTTCCGCGGCGAACTGCGAGAGGCAGGCGAAGCATCAGCCTTCGGCCACAGCTGGAAGATGCTGACGTAGCAGCCTTGCGTTTTCACTCAACACGAACGATAATCAGGACTTAAGTAGCCAAGGAAGGCTTCAACGAAGAACTGGAGCTGACATGAACTGGATTCAAGAACAATCAATCTGCCGGCTCTGGGCTGACAACAGTGACTGGCGCCGTGTGGCGGATTGGTTGCACGGCGCTTCCCTCATGCTTCCTGTGGAAGATATGCACGACGTAGACTTACTGCGCAAGATCGCTCTCGATCGCCACTATCACCGCGGCGTGCGAATGCCTGACGGAACCGTCATCCCAGAATTCTTAGCCCGCAGACAGGCAGGATGATGAGCCGCTCACTTTCAACCAATCATTAAGGAACCCGCATGAAAGGCAGACCCATCAAATACAAAGCGACGACCATCGTGAAGCTGACCAAGGACGCAGACCCTACCGGTCTGCAGAAAGGTCGCCAACGCGAGCTGCTGTTTTCGTTCTTGAAAAAGAACCGCGGCCGCGCCCGCTTAGGAACCTTGCGCAAGCACTTTGCGTTCGAGCCGCTGACCACGCTCAGACCAATGGCCAAGCGCGGCTTGGTGGAGTTCGAGCTGTGATCGTAGGCGCCGGATTAGCCGGCTTGATAGCCGCGCATGCTTGGCCGACAGAACCGGTCTTTGAGGCCTCGCCAGAACCAACATCGGTGCACAAGGCGCTTCTGCGGTTCCGCTCAACCGCGGTCGCTGACCTTGTTGGCATTGAGTTCACCCCGGTCACTGTGCGCAAGGGGATATGGTTTGAAGGTCAGCTCAGGCAGCCAGACATAAGGCTCGCCAATCTGTACGCAGAGAAGGTTGTTGGTAGGCTGGCAGACCGCAGCATCTGGAACCTTGACCCTGTGACGCGGTGGATCGCGCCTGAAGATCTTTATGAGCGGCTCATTGGAGCGATAAGCCAACGATTGAGCTGGGGCGTTCAAGTTGACTTCGCGTCGCTTTCAAAGAACACGAAGCTGATCAACACGGCACCGTTGCCCGTCGTGCTCAACTCTTTAAAACGATTCGCGCCGACCGTGGAAGGACTGGAGTTCGACCGTGCACCTATCAAGGTTTCACGCTGGCGAGTTCCCAACGCTTCCGTTTATCAAACGATCTACTTTCCCTCACCAGAGACCAGCGTTTACCGCGCGAGCATCACTGGTGATTTGCTGATCGTTGAAGAGGCAGCCAACGACCTTCCGCCTTGCGAGTTGGAGGCTGTCTGCGAGGCTTTTGCGTTGCAGGATATTGAAGCACTTGATCCGCTGGAAGCTGTTGAACAGAAATACGGGAAGATCGTTCCGCTGCCAGACGCGCCGCGCAAAGCACTCTTGGCTGTGTTGACCCAGGAGCACGAGATCTACTCTCTCGGCCGATATGCCACATGGAGGAATATACTGCTGGACGACGTTGTTCAAGACATCAGCGTTATAAAACGCCTGATGAACACAGACCGCTATTCGCTCAGGATGGCGGCAATTAAACAGAGCTGAAATTAGAACTGCAGGAGCTAAAATGAACCAACAACTAGAACTGTTCAACGAGCCGCGTGTGACGCTGCTTGACTTCACAGGCAAAGGCAGGCCAGACGAGCAACGTCACGCGGCCAACCTTTTGGCGTTCACAAAGGCGACACGGTTGAACATGACGCCGGACTTGCTTAGCGACATGCAAGCAAAGTCTGATGATGAGCTGGGTGAGGAGTTGGCTTACATGGCCACAACGATCCGCAGCAGCTGGGAGTTCGTAGACGTTACATTCTTGATACAGGGTGTCAGCCGCGCGGCAGCACAGCAAATGACACGCACCAGGACCGCTTCGTATGCTATGCAGTCTCAGCGCGTGACTGACCTGGCAGCCGCTGACATTGTGACGCCAGAGTTTAAGACAGAGGAGGCTCTGCGGTTGTTTGAGGCAACCGTTAAGCTCGTGATGACGAGCTATTCGGACATCATTAACAGCGGCGAGGCGAAAGAGTCAGCGCGCGCGTTGCTGCCCATGAACGTAACCACCAACCTTGTTGCCAAGTACAACCTACGCTCATTCGTGGACCTTGTGACCGCACGACAGTCGCCGCGCGTGCAGAAAGAGTATCGATCCATCGTTGACCAGATGAAGTCCTGCGTGCTCAGCGTTTGGCCTTGGTCAGAACCGTTCTTCGAGCCAAAGCAAGTGATGGCGCTGAACATTTTGGCTGAGGCTCTCGACGAAGTTGGCCTCAAGACTGGCGAAGGTCCAGGTTGGAAGATAGCCAAAGCAATGGACTTGTTGAAATGAGCAGCTCTACACTGGAACCGGTCGTTGTGCTGGATCTTGATGGCTGCCTGGCTGATGACGCGTGGCGCTTACACATCGCCGAGGCTTACGGCTGGGACGCTTATCATGCTGTTTGCCGACACGACGCTCCCATGAATGAATGGTTGCTGGAGCTGCACAAGCACAGCAAGAGAGTCTGGTTTGTGACGGGACGCCCTGAGCGTTGCCGGCCCGCCACTCTTGCATGGATAGACCAAGTTCTCAAAGAGAATGGGCTCACTAAGACGCCGCTTGGCTCGTCAATCAAGCTGCTGATGCGGCCAAACTCTGACACAGAAACGTCTTCTGCCGACCTCAAGCCGCGGCTCCTCGAAGAAGCAATCCCGCGGGCTCATGACCGCTGTCTGATCGTTTATGATGACAGAGAAGATGTCCTAGGAGGATACAGGCGTCGCTTCCCGCAAGCGATAGTGCATCGGGTTACAAGGCCTGGAGAGCCCGCCGGCCGCGACGCCAGCGCCCTGCTGCAGGAAGCGGCCGAGACGTTCAAGGAACGCAACGCGACCTACAAGGACAATTACAGACGGATCGTTCCGCTCGTAAAGGCTCTGTTCCCTGATGGGGTGCCGCCTGGCCTGATTGAATCCAACTCGTGGCACCTGCTTGAACTAATCTTGGTGAAGCTGACGCGGTTCACACAATCTGAGTTTAAGCACCGCGACTCCATTCACGACATCATGGTTTACGCTGCCATGATTGAATCAGAAGAATTTGAGAGGGACGACGATGAGCAATAACCCGGCGGCGGTGGTAACAGGATCTAACAGCGGCCTCGGGGCCGAGATCAGAAAACAATTGGCTGCGTTGGGGTGGGACGTGATCCCCTACGACATCGCGCGCGCGGAAGATGTAGCAGCGCCAAAACGCTGGCTACGCGATCTGCCAAAGGTCGATGCGCTGGTGAACTGCGCTGGCATCAACGGGCTGGCTTGGCTGGACACGATGTCTGATGAGCTCTGGGACGACATCATGAACACCAACGCCAAAGGCTTGTGGAAGATGACGCAGGCGCTGTTGCCGCAGCTCAAAGCTAGCCAGGGCTGCGTGTTGAATATAGTCAGCAACGCGGCCCACATGCCAATGCGCTGCTCCACCGCTTACTGCGCATCCAAGGCCGCGGCTTTGATGGTCACGAAGGTGATGGCGCGCGAACTTACCGCTTCTGGCGTCACGGTGTTCTCTGTGAGCCCTAACAAGCTCAGCGGAACTCACATGAGCGACGTAATCGACGAGCAAGTGATGGAGACCCGCGGCTGGACTAAAGAGCAAGCCCAAAAGTATCAGCTGGCTGGCCTGCTCACCGGGAAGGAAACGCCTGTCAAGGACTGCGCGGCATTCTGCGCCGGTCTTGTGCACGACCAAGAATTGCACCGGCCACTGGCTGGTTGTGACTTACCATTCGGACTTTGAGGAAACTTTGATGAGAAAATTCAAAATAGAGCAACTGGCAATTTCGCCTAGAACAGAGAAAGGTGTAGACCGCGCCAAGGCTTTGATGCGTGCGCTTGGCGTTGACGACTGGATAGAAGACGAAGTAACGGCGCACGGCTGTGTCAGGGGTGCCGACGGCCATGTGAACACTGCTGGCCTGTCTTTCAATTACGGTCTTGGCGCAGACGGCCTGGAATTCGAACTGCTGGAGTACAAGAAAGGAAAGAATTGGCTCGCTAGCATTGAAGACAGCCGTTTCTGCGCTGTTGCCTCCCACATCGGCATGCATGTGACCGCTGAAGAACTGCAAGAATGGCGAAAGAGTTTCGAGAAGCTGGGTATCGAAGAGGCTCAATCCGTGAACACAACGGCGCACACCAACCCAGCTATCAAGGACAAGCGTCGTTACAACTACGTCATCTTCGACACACGCGACCTCATTGGGCTTGACATCAAGTTCATAGTTCGCAAGGATCTGTAATGCGCGCAATGGTCTTTGACACAGAGACCACCGGCTTGCCGCTGCATCCGGCGGCAAAGCTGGCCTTGCAGCCCAAGCCTATAGAATTTGGTGCGGTCATCCTTGAGGACGGAAAGGTCGTGGACGAGCGTGTCATTCTAATCAATCCAAAGCAGACGCTGGAGCCTATCATAACCAAGATCACAGGTCTGACCGACGAGGACTTGGCTGGTGCAGCTGAATTTCCCGGTGTTGAGCAGGAACTGCGCGAACTCACTGCCAGCTGTGACACCGTGGTCGCGCACAACTTGCCTTTTGACACCTCAATCATCGACTTGGCCGTCTTGCGGCACGACCTTAAGCCTTGGCCTTGGCCGCGGTTGAAGATCTGTACGGTTCAGGAGCACGCCGAGGAATGGGGAAAGCGACCGCGGCTGCTGGATCTCTACGAGCATTACATGGGTAAGCCGCTCAAGCAGACGCACAGAGCATTGGACGATGTTTATGCGCTGGTCGACGTTTGCTTGGCCTCAGGGGTGTTGGATGATTCCCCAGCTTAGAGTTCGCAGCGAATATACATTTAGAAGCTGCTATGGGCCAGTGAACCAGCTAGCAGAGCATTTACGCACCCTGCGCTGCCCCGCGGCTGGCCTGGTAGACCGCGGCAGCACTTGGGGGCACGTGGAGTGGGAGCGGCTTTTGGCGCCTGATGTCAGCCCGATGTTCGGCGCAGAGCTAGCTATGCCTCAGGAGAATGGCCTGAAGCCCGCTTACTGGCTTTTGGCCGAGGAACCTTCCGCCTTGTACCGATTAGTCTCAAAACCACCGGAGACCCCAGAGGAGCTGGCCGAGACTGCTGGCGTTTTGCGGTTCGCGGGCGCCGCACTCACTGATCCGGACACATTCGACTACATAGACGTGAATCCGCGCTCCCGGCGCAGAACAAAGCGAGCTCTTGCCTTGGCGAAGCGTACCGGCAAACCAGTTGTTGTGACGTCAGACAATGATTATCCAGGACCAGAGGACAGAGAGCGGTTCTTGGCTTGGGATATGAGTCAGAAGATGACGCCTCAGCACTTGCTTACAGACGAGGAGTTGCGCGCGTTTTCCGACAGCCTGCCGCCCGGCATCGGCGCGCAGGCGATCAAGAACTGCCACGAGATCGCCGAGCTGTTGCAGGGTGTCAAGTTGGCGCGTGCCCCTATGATTCACTTTGAAGGCGACCTGGACGCCATCATTGAACAGGGAAAAACCTACCGCCTGAAGGCTGGGCACATAAAAGCGTGGACGCAAGAGTATGAGGACAGGCTGCGCCGCGAGATAGGGCTCATAAAAGAAAAGGAATATGAAAGCTACTTCTTGGTGGTCGCCGATCTTGTCGTTTGGGCGAAGGAGCGAATGCTTGTTGGCCCCGCGCGTGGTTCCTCTGCAGGCTCTTTGGTCTGCTACCTTTTGCGCATCACTGAGGTTGATCCACTGGTTCACGGCTTGCTGTTTGAGCGGTTCATAGACCTGAACCGTGCTGACCTGCCAGACATCGACATAGACTTCAATGATCAGAAGCGGGATCAGGTATTCAAGTACCTTGAAGAGCGCTACGGTCATGAGTGTGTAGCTAGGATCGGTTCCATAAATCGATTGAAGCCGCGGTCTGTGATGGCTCACGTAGGGAAGAAATTAGGCATACCCAAAGGCGCCACGTACAAGGTGGCGAATGTGCTGTTTGAATATTCGTCCGGCGACTCTCGCTACGGCAACAGTCTCCAAGACACATTGGATCAGACCGAACCCGGCAGCGAGCTGTTGCGCCGTTGGCCCGAGGCGAAGCTGATGACTGAGCTGGAAGAGCATGCCAGTCACACAGGCGTACACGCTGCTGGGGTCATCGTGTCCAATTTCCCTGTGACGAACTTTTGCGCGGTCAAAGACGGCATAGCGCAAGTTGACAAGAAGGCCGCAGAAGCGCTAGGGCTGTTAAAGATAGACGCGCTCGGATTGCGAACGCTGGGTGTGATAGAGGACGCTGGATGCGTAGACAACGAGACGCTTTACGGATTGCCTTTGGACGACCCTGAGGTGTTCTCTGTGTTCAACAATCACAAATACTCAGGTGTGTTCCAGTTCGAAGGCGCGGCCCAGCGCCGCGTGGCCAGCCAGATAAGCATAGACGATTTCAAGCACATCGATCACGTCACGGCATTGGCCAGACCCGGACCGCTTGGTGGCGGCGCAACCGGCTCTTACATCAAGCGACAGAACAAAGAGGAAGAGGTGACGTACCAGCACGAGTCTATGCAGAGCTATCTCGGCGACACAAACGGCGTGGTGCTTTATCAAGAACAGGTGATGCGGATCGTGCGCGAACTTGGGTCATTCAGCTGGGAAGACACATCCACAATCCGCAAGGCTATGAGCGGCCGTAAAGGAACAGAGTTCTTCGATCAGCATGGCAAGAGGTTCGCGCAAGGCGCCGCGAAGGTCGGCTTGGAAGTCGAGGAGGCGCAAGAGATCTGGAAGGAGATCTGCTCGTTTGGCGCGTGGGGCATGAACAAGTCTCACACAACGAGTTATGCCATGATAAGCTATTGGTGCGCTTACATGAAGCGCTACCACGCACTAGAATATGCCGCGGCTTGCCTGCGCAATGCGAAGGACGAAGATCAAACCATAGAGATCCTGCGTGACCTGGACAAAGAAGGCATCAACTACAAAGCGTTCGATCCTCAGCTGTCTGACGTCTCTTGGAGTTCCGTAGACGGACAGTTGCTCGGTGGATTCAAAAATTTGATCGGCATAGGACCAGTGAAAGCAAACTACTACGTGCAGAAACGAGCCTCTGATGGATTGTCTGAAGCTGACCTGAAAGCCCTAGCAAAACGAGAAATGAAATTCGCAACGCTTTATCCGGCCAAGGCTTTGTGGGCTGACTTTTACAACGATCCCGTGAGCCACAACATCAGAGGAAAAGTCAAGGAGTTCGGCGCCTTGCAAGACGGCGAGAACGCAGTGGTGATCTGCAAGATGACCAGGCAAGAACGACGAGACGAAAATGAAACTGTAAGGTTGAACCGCCGCGGCTATGCCAAACGAGGCCAAACCTTGTTTCTGGACATGTTCGTCGTGGACGACAGCATCAGCAAGCCTGTGTTGCTGCGGATTGGTCCGCGCAAATGGTTTGAGATCGGCAAGCGTCTGGCTGATCGCGCCGCGCCCGGTGACTGGTTTTTGATTCGCGGAACTTGGCTTGAGCAATTTTCGATGATGCAGTGCGACAAGATAAAATGTTTGAACAATCCGGAGATCACTAATGCAGCTTCCTGAACAACGGCTCTGGGCCGCGATGAAAAGTAATCTGAAAAAGCGACACGCCAGTGAGCTCTGGCTTTCTCGCATAGAGAATAGCGTCAGCTCTGGAATGCCAGACGTAGTTGTTGTCAGCAAGCACACAGCCAAAACGTCGTTTGTTGAGCTGAAAGCGACCAAGCGGCCTCTCAGGGAGACTTCCCGGTTGCTGAAAAACGGTGCGTTGCGAACGGCACAGATCAACTGGCACATCAAGGCAGCTCAGTTTGGCGCAGAGTCCTGGCTGTTAGTTCGCGACAATGATCTTCAACTTTATCTCGCGCCGGGGAGACTTATTGTTGAGCTAGAAGCCGCTTCAGTTTCTGAATGGGGCGAGTTCGCGTCTTCATGGCCTGATGTCGCTGAGGCGCTGAAATGAAAACAGAACCGATGCAGCATCAACGCGAAGGGCTGCGACGGTTGACCGCGGCGCGCTCTCATTTTGCATTGGGATGCGAACAAGGAACCGGCAAGACTTGGATGCTGCTAGCTGACGCTGAACAGCAGTTCGTTGAAGGTTTGGTGAGCGGCTTGCTTGTCGTGACACTCAATGGTGTTCACCACAATTGGATTTTGAACGAAATACCTAAGCACCTTGGCGTAGACTACCTTGCTCGTTCTTGGGTCTCTGGCGCAGGTAAACGCGCCACGCAGCGCATGCGGCATGTCTTGGCACCAGCAGAAGATCAGCTGGCTATTTTTTGTATGAGCGACAGCGGCTTGATCACGAAAAAAGGGCTGGCTTTTGCAAAAGAATTCTGCACCAAGCACAGAACAATGCTAGTCGTAGACGAATCGCAGCTAGCAAAGAACCCGCGATCAGCACGAGCCAAGGCGCTAACAGAGCTCAGAGACTTGAGCGTCTCCAAGCGGATCGCTTCCGGTACCCTGGTAGAAGACAAGCCATTGGACCTTTACGCCCAATACAACATACTTAAACCAAACCTGTTAGGAGAAAAATCGTACACGGCGTTCGTCGCGCGTTACGCAAGCATCCTGCCGAACTCGCATCCGTTAGTCCGCAACATCATGACCAAGTCGAGATCGCCTTATCCGCCGCAGATAATAGAGCAAGACGACCAAGGCAGGCCGCAATACAAAAACCTAGACAAGCTTCGCGATTTGATGGCGCAACACACGTACCGAGTCAAAAAGAGCGACTGCCTGGACTTGCCAGAAAAAATCTACACAATGCGGCATTTTGATTTAGAAAAAGAGCAGCAGAAGCTTTACGACAGTGTGGAGAAGAACCAACGGCTAGTTCTGTCTTCTGGTCAGATCAGTACATTCGAAGCTATGACCGTGCTGACTAAGCTGCAGCAGATCACGTCTGGATTCGTGATGACTGAAGATGAAGTGGTGCACTTCAACAGAGAGTCACCGCGGCTAGCCGCAGCGATAGACGAGGTGAACAGCGTCGATTGCTCCTGCATAATCTGGGCGCGCTACGTAGAAGAAATAGAGGCGTTAGCCGCGGCTTTACCTGACGCGGTTACTTATTACGGCGCGACGCCGCCAGAAGCGCGTGTCGAAGCTATAAAACAATTTCAAGCCGGCAACGTTCGCGTCTTCATAGGCTCTCAAGCAGCGGCCGGCACAGGCATCGAGCTTTACAAAGCTGAGAAGGTTATTTATTACAGCAACACATTCAGCCTAGGAAAGCGCAGTCAATCAGAGGATCGCGCGCACAGGATAGGCACACGCAACCCCGTGTTATACGTTGACCTGATAGCGAAAGGAACGATTGACGAGCAAATCGTTTTGGCACTGCAGACAAAGAAAGAAGTTGCAGATTACGTGATGAATTGAACCGCAAACTACGGAAAAGATTAACATGACACAGGACGACGACTTAGACGCACCGCATACGTGTGCCAAATCGTGCGAGGGACGGGCTTATCAATTAGAGATACGCAGGCTGCAGTTTGAAAACATGGATTTGCGCAAGGATGCCGAGCGGTATCGGTGGCTACTAGATCAAGGCTACACACATTCAAATGGATTTTTTGCCTTGGAGTTTTACGCGGGGCTTGATGATTTTTATGAAAATAAATCGTTTAACGAAGCGATAGACGAGGCAATGAAAGATGGCTGACACTATCGGATCAATAGACGGCCCAACGCATCTTGCAGCCGTTCAGCGTATCGCCGAACTTGAAGCAGAAAACCAGCGGCTGCGTAAAGCTCTGCAAGACATCATAGATGATGAGATTATTTCTGAGCCGCTACAGATGAAGCGCGGCGTATCGGAAATCATCGCAGTTGCGCGTAAGGCAATGAAAGATGCGTGACATGGCACACGTCGAGACATAGCAGACCAGACGCCACCAAACGGAAAAATTGAGCATCTGCCGAGTCGGTGAAAGGCCGGCGCCTATCTACGTCAATTCGCGCCGCAGCGCGTA